CACGGGGCTTGTCGGATAAGTACTCCGTGTACTCCTTCAACTTCTTCGAGGTTATCTCGGTGGCCAGGATATGCTCGCGACCCATGAAGAGGCAGAAGTTGTTCAATGCCGTGGAGTAGTTCTTGATGCCTTTTATCTTTTGGTTGGCTATCCACTTGCGGCAGAACTTCACGAAGTCTATCCCCGACTTGTCCTCTTCCGTTTTCAAGAGTTCGATGATTTCGTCCATCTCGATGTGGTTCACCTCGAGGAAGAGGGGTGCGAGTTTTTCCTTGTACTTGCGGATGAGTTCATCGCACTTGTCAAGCACCTTTTGGTTCTTGATACGGAACGAAGAGGTCAGATCCTCCTTCTTCACGCTTATTGTCGTTTTCAAAAAGCGTGTCTTGCGGTCATGGGTGAATCGGATGTACACCGACCATGTCTTGTCCTGCCGCATATCGTCTTTTTTAATTAGCGGTTTGAAAGTTGCCATAACATTTTAGGGTGTGCCGGCAAGTGTCAATAGTGCCCGAAAACCTTCCGTCAACTATTCGACAACAATTCGACAACAATTTGAATTTACTTGTGAGTTTGTGAGATTACTTGTAATACGGCTGTTTTCACTTGTATCAGATGGATAATCGCCACAAATCGTTGATTAACAAAAGAAAAGAGCGGCAAATCAAGTAGATATACCGCTCTTTTTCATGGGTGGCAGATGGGACTCGAACCCACGACATTCAGAACCACAATCTGATTGTCGTTTTCTCTTAACCAAATGAAAACAAGCCGTTTATCCTATCGGGTATTTTATCTTTCGACAACTATTCGACAACATTTGCAAAAAGCGTCCCCATTTTGGGTGATTTCTCCTTTCCGGAAGAGACCGTGTTTTTGGCGGTCAGCTCACGCTGCAAATAGTCGTTCTTGTCCTTCAACGCCTCCACATATCCTTCGAGGGTGCGAATGTACGTGTTCTTGGTGTCGATTTCCTCTTTAAGATTTTTTATGATTTGGTCCTTATGAATATCGTCCGAGGCAATGAGGTCCTCGTTGAACTTCTTGCCCACTCCGTAGAGGAGCCAGTTCAAGGAATAGATCTTCCCGCTGGCCTTCCACACACGGATGAAGAACTCATCGCTCAGATACGTGCGTCTGCCGTTGCGTGCGCTCGAGATGGTCGAAGGAGACATCCCGAAGAAATCGGATAACTCGTTAATGCCCGACAACGATTTCTTGCGCTCGAAGTACGCAATCACTTCCCGGAAACGAGCGGCACGTTCTGACTCCTTCCAGTCATTGGGGTTGGCTGGTGGGGTGAGCATTGGCTTGTAGCCGGTGACGTCGAAGAAATCCGGTGAGAGGTTATATCTCTCCATCATCTTGTCCTTTAACTTCTGAGGGAGTTCCGGATAGATGCCCTTCTCGTTCTTCTCGAAGAGCATACCGGGCTGGCGTTGGAAACCGACTTCGTTAAGGAGGTCGGTCATGGAGTTGCATTGCGTGATGGCGAAGTCATACACCTTTTGGTATGACTTTGGCATGATTAAGTAGTTTTGGTAAATTGCCATATTATAATAATGTATAAGTTAGTTTTCCACCATGCGCTCTTTACAAAAAAAAGATCGTGTGATTCGGATTAAAATATTCCGAATACAAAAATTTTTCGTATAGAGCGAAATTTTTCCCGATTTATTTTTGTATTTCAAAAAATAATTTGTATCTTTGTAATGCAAAAAAGAACCGAACATACAAATGTAGAAAAAAGTATGGAAACTGACAACAAAAAAACAAAAAAAACGCTTCGGGAATTTTACGATGGATTGCCGAAGATGATTCAGCCCCGCACGGAATTAGCCCGGCGGGTGGCGTATCGGTGCGGTGTGAGTGAGCAGGCCGCACGTAATTGGATGCACTTCGGGATGAAGCCACGCAACGAGCAGCACTTGAAGGTGCTCTCAGAGGAAACGGGCATCCCCATGGAGGACTTGTACAGATGATACGTCCGAGAGTGATATTGTCTCTGACACTCGTCTTTGCCCTTGCCGCTTTTGTGAGCGTGTGGATAAGCGAAGAGAGTGCCGTATGTTCAACCTTCCTGCTGATTGGTTGTCTGATATACATCGGAAACCATGCGGGAGAAATGAAAGAGTTATGAGAATGGAAGAATTGTCGGGCCTATTGTCCGCAGCGGTGCAGATCGGCTTCATGGAGGCGGTGAAATGCTACGAACCTTCACAAGACATGGTACGGAAGAACGATGTATTGGGATGGTTGAAGATGATGAATATCGACCCAAAGCGGTTCCAGGCCCTTTGCAAGACGGGCGAGATAAAGCCTTTCCGTCAAGGTACGGGGGTGAACTCTCCGCTCTACTACTCAAAGAAAGACATCAAGCAGGCGTTCTGTTTGGTGGATGCGATAAATTTTTGTAGAACCAATTAATTTTAAATGTTATGAGTTTGTTCAAGAAGCCTTCCGAGTTGGAAGTGAAAAACAATGTGAAGATGCTGGTCTACGGGTCTCCAGGTATCGGCAAGTCTACCATCGCCCTCTCGGCACCACGTCCGGTATTGTTCGATTTCGATGGTGGCGTGCATCGAGTGAACGGAGCCTTTCAGACCGACACCTTGCAGGTGAAGTCATGGGACGAAGTTCTTGACGCCATGAAGGAGGATTTGTCCTCGTATGACACCATCGTCATTGACACGGTGGGAAAGATGCTCGACTATATGGGGGCGTACATCATCCGTGAGAACTGCAAGATGGCGAACCGTGACGGCTCTTTGACTTTGAAGGGTTACGGTCAGAGAAAGCAGATGTTCATCGACTTTATCAACAAGTGCGGGATGCTCGACAAGAACCTGGTCTTTGTCGCCCACGAAAGAGAGGACAAGGACGGTGAGACGAGAATTGTAAGACCGGAAATCGGAGGTTCGTCAGCCGGTGACCTTATCAAGGAGTTGGACCTTGTGGGCTATATGCAGGCCGTGGGTACTGAGAGAACCATCTTTTGGACGCCCCAGGAGAAGTTCTACGCCAAGAACACGTGCAACCTTCCGCAGGCCACGAAGGTGCAGACCATCATTGACGCAAAGGGTAAGATTACGGGTCAGAACAATTTCTTGACCAACGTGTTCGGGGCTTATCAGAACTACCTCAACGAGCAGGCAGAGGTGGCGCAGAAGTACAACGCCTTGATAGACGACATCAAGGAGGTGGTGGAGTTCGTCACCGACAGCATATCGGCAGACGGAGCCATGCAAGCCATCATCGGCAAGGACCATATTTGGGATTCCAAACTGCGTGGTTCGATATTGCTCAACGAGAAGTGCAAGACGTTGGGATTGAAGTTCAACAAACTGACGAATCACTATGAGCAGGCAAGTTAAATATCAGATATACCCTTCCATCCTCGACAAGTTTTATCGGTTTCTTACGTTGAAGCCCGAGGACTACTTCTACGAGGACGAGACGGGCTGGCACAAGAACTATTCGGAGAAGGAGGACACTTTGGTGTTCTCCCCTTCCGAGGTTTACGAGCGCACCAAGAAGGAGTTGATTGATGCAATCAATCGGGTTCCGTTCACTTCCGAGGCGGCATCCAAGGGCACGGCCTTCAACATCTTGATAGATTCTTTCATCACCAAGACACGGCCCGAAGGAGTGCCCATGAAGGGTGATAGGGAGAATGACGTCATCAACATCGAGGTGGAAGGTTGCGTGTTTCCCTTCTCCTTCAAGTTCATCGAAGAGAACGCAAGGAGATATGAGGGGGCTGTGCCACAGGTCTACACCGAGGCGACCCTGGAGACTGAGTACGGCACGGTACTGTTGTATGGGTATATTGACGAGGTTTTGAAGAACAAGGTCATTGACTTGAAAACCACGAAAGCCTATCAGTTCGGAAACTACGAGCATTACACGCAGAGACATCTTTATCCTTATACCTTGATAGAATCGGGTATGGTGGAAAGGGTGGACGAGTTCGCCTTTGACGTTTATCCTTTGAAGGTGGAGAACGACCATATCAGGGGGAAGATGTACCGTGAGACTTATAATTACGACCATGAACAATCGAGGGCTTACTTGAAGAGCCTTTGTGAAAGGTTCATCGAGTTTTTGGAAGAGAATAAAGAATCAATCACAGACAAGAAAATATTTGCAGCATGAATGTAATAGGAATTATCAAGCAGATCGGGCAGACGCAGAGCGTGCCCACGAAGTCGGGACAGCCGTTCATCAAGCGTAAGTTGGTCCTGGACGCAGCGCAGTACGACCGTTACACGGGTCAGAAACTCTTCGACAACTTCCCCTCTTTTGAGTTTACCGGTGAGAGGGTGAAGTTATTGGATGGCTTGCAGCCGGGTCAGTTGGTCAATGTGTCCTTCGATATTTACGGTAAATATTCGGAGAGCAACAACGACTATTTCAACTCGGTGGTAGGTTACAAGATTGAGCCGGTGGTTCGTCATCAGCCGGCACAACCGCAACAGTCACAACCGCAACAGCCCGCAGCGACTCCGCAGCCGCAGGTGTATTACCAGCACCCTCAGCAGCCGCAGCAGCCATCGCAACCTGCATGGACGCCTCCGCAGGTTGGTGATGACGGACTTCCGTTCTGATGGTCTACGACTTGAAGAACGAATACGAGGTCCCCAAGTTCACGGAGAAGGTGAGGGCACTTCTCCGTGAGGGGGCACTCGTAGAATTGAAGAAGCGATACCCCAATAGGTCGCAGTCGCAGAATAGATACTTCTATCTGATACTCGGCTGGTTCGCCTGCGAGACGGGGTACAGCGTGGACGAGGTGAAGATAGACATTTTCAAGCGTCTTTGCAACAAGGCCATCTTTGAGAGGGAGACGACCAACAAGCGAGGAAAGACGGTGAAGTATCTTAGAAGCTCGGCTGACTTGAACACTGCCGAGTTCACCACCGCTATTGAGCGGTTCAGAAACTATTCTGCCGCCCAAGGGATATACATTCCCTCGCCCAACGAGGGGGATTTTCTGATGTATATCGAAAAGGCTATGGAACAACAGAAGGAATACTTATGATTTCGGATTTTGGTATTACGATTAGGGAGATTTGTGCGACCTGCAAGTTCAAGATGATAGGCAGGGAGACGCACAAGTGCAAGCTCAACGGCAAGTCGGTCAGAATTGACCATAGCTGCGGGCATTATGAGGTCATCCCATGCTTGATGAAAGCGGGCAAGGGCAACGGTGAGGTGAAGCCGAAATCGGTTCTTATGGAAAATTTGGAAAGGTTATGTTCTATCGGAAGCAAGTACGTAGTAAAAGAAAAGACGTTGAAGGTGAAGGAACTGCAAAGCCGAAAGCGAAAAGGAAAGTGAACCTCGTAAGGCGTCTTGACGAGGTGTTTTCCATGTATATCCGGTTGCGGGACAGCCGGGCTTTGGGATTCCGGTACTTCAAGTGTATCTCGTGCGGCAAGATCAAGCCGTTCGAGATGATGGACTGCGGCCATTACTTCTCGAGGACACACATGGCCACAAGATTCTCCGAGGACAACGCCCATGGTGAGTGTTCCTATTGCAACCGGTTCTGTGCCGACCATTTGGTTGGGTACCATGACAACCTTGTCAAGAAGATAGGGCAGGAGCGTTACAACCGTCTTGTGTGGCAGCATAACGAGGCCAAGCATTGGACGGATTTTGAATTGGAGGAAATGATAAAGCGTTACAAGTTGGAAATAAAGCGGTTGAAGGGAGAAAAACAGCCGTAATATTTTGTATAATAGAATTTATTTTGTATCTTTGTAGTGCGAAAATTGAATGTAATTCCACTCCTACGGAATCGAAGATATTGATTGGCGAATCATTTAAGAGAGTGGGTATTCAAAGAGGTAGGAGGCTTTGTTTATTCGCTCTCGTTTTTATGACTTAACAAGAAAGCAATGGCATCGAGATTCACATCAGACAATTACATCCATATCTGCGGATGGATGCTCACAGAACTTCATTTGAGTATATCGGAGGCGGCTGTGTACGCAATGATATACGGCTTCAGCCAGGACGGGAGTTCCCGGTTCGTTGGTTCGCTCTATTATTTGGCTTCCGCTATCAACGTGTCGAAGAATACGGTTATACGGATATTGAACACCTTGCAGGAGAAGGGTCTCATCAAGAAGGTGGAGAAGGACGTTAATGGCGTGAAATTTTGTGAGTACTATTCCATCTACAAGCGTGAGGAATCGGATGGCGAATCTCAAAATTTGGATGGTGGTTCAAATTTGGCACTACCGGGTCAATCTGCGCAAGAGGGTGGTTCAAATTTGGTACTACCGGGTCAAAATTTGGTGGATAGTGGTTCAAATTTGGGTGGGGGTGGTTCAAATTTGGCACCTAATAATAAATATAATAATAAAGATAATAAAGAGAAAGAAACCACTACTAAAGTAGTGGCAAAGAAACAAGTTTCTTTGACCCTCTCTCAAAGGATGGAGGATAGGGCCAATGCTTTCGGACATTCTCTTGTATGTTATGTAGACACCTACGGAAAGGCGATGATACGAGCCTTCTACGACTATTGGACGGAGCCGAACAAGTCCGGCACGAAGATGCGCTTTGAATTAGAGCGCACTTGGGACACGAAACGGAGATTGAGTAATTGGTCAAATCACGAAAAAAATTATGGAAACAATCGGAAAAATGATTCCGGTGGCAAGGAATGGATTAAGAATGACGTCCTTGACACCGCAGCGAGAGTGTTCAGCGGCCAGGCTGCTGACGAAGTGGAAAAGCCCTTCTGATTTGATGAAGGTCTTTTCGCCGGCTCTTTGGGATTATGCTATGCGCAACAAGAAAAGCATTTGGGAGAAAAAGGACGTGCCCACGCTGATGGCGGTTGAGGACGCCTACGGACCGGAAGCGGCTGACTTGTGGGTGTACATCGAGATTTCCTCACTGTTCGTCACATCATCCAACGACAAAAAAGCCGTGTCTGAGGGGATCAAGAGTTTCTCCAGCTGCTTTGCGGCCAAGGTTAGGAATTACCAACTTTCCGTGCTGCTGCTGTTCTTCGGAAGGTATCGGGCGGGGGAGTTTGATGAGAGTTATGCGACCTTTGACGCCCGCAGGATTGGCAACGCCTTTGACAAGTTCTGCGAGGTATGGAGCAGGGAGCAAGACAGTTTCGAGCGGGAAAGGAATGTGGAGAGGGTCATGCGCAACACCCAAAAGCCATCTGACATACCCGAAGGGTACACCTCTTTGTCGTGGTACCAGGAGTTGAAAAAGCGTGCCAGGGAAGGTGACCAGGAGGCGATTCGTCTGTTGGAACCGGGAGCGGCATGATTTTTTTTTGGATGAATATTTGTAAGGAAAGGAATATTTTGTATTTTTGTATCGTCTAAGCATTAGTGATTTGATTTTGCATTTACGGTTAAGTAGTTAAGTTAGTTATTCAAGTACGACCAACCTTTTCTTAGCGATGTTTTTCACTTTACGGTTGGGGTATGGTGTCGGTCCGTGAGGATAGGCACCGGTCAACGACCTTTTATCTGCTGTGAAAATAGCGGGTTCTTGCGAAAATTATCAACTTATGGATGTGACATTTCTCGTACTAATGTTTTTTGATACAAATTGCTGATAAATAGTGTTATGCGACCTTCAACTTTTCACGAATAAATTTGGTAAGAAACGGGAATTTTCGTACCTTTGTAAACAGAATTAAAAACTTAAATATTGACATTATGAAGAATCGGTATGAAATTACGAGCTGCTGTTTGGTGTTCAGCGACACCCGGTTTGCTATCAAGTTTGACACGCCAATTATCACGGATGATTTGGACGTGACACGGAATGAGTTGAAGAAGAGCCATTGCGCCATGGGGGTGCATCTGACCTATAACGATTATGGTAAGCAGGACTGATGTGGGCGTCCTCGTGAGGATGCTGGAGAGTTCGGCCTCCATCATCGACCAATATGCTGTCAAGCCGCACGAGCAGGACAAGGCCCGGCTCTTGCGGAAGATGGCGAAGAAATTACGCAAGAGATTGTAACACGAAGAAGAATTTGAATTAAAAGTGAGTTCAAGTGCGGTTGTCTGTGAAGATAGCCGCATTTTTTTCTGAAAATGAGCGATTTTTCTTGCTAATTATTTTGTAGAAAGAAATATTTTTTGTATATTTGTAATGCTAAAAAACAATATCAACCAAGTGGAGAACCCACGTAAAAACAAGTGAAAATGAAAGCAGAAACTAAGACTTTGATTTTTTGGATCGCCAGTCTTTTAGGCGTGGCGATGTTCATGGAGCAACTGACGTTGTTCTTCTTTGTGAGTTTCGGATTTTTCGTGTATAACTCATTAAAACTGTACGGATATGGACGATGAGGTAAGACTGACAGAGGCGCAGATGAAGCGTGTGGCCGAACTGATTGCTGACGCTGACGATTATAAGGACTACGTAACCTTCCGTGACGAGAAGGAGGATTTGGAAATCGACTTCGACTTCGAGCGTGAGGTGGACGGTTACGTGGAGGACGATTACGATAACGGGACGGGCGCATGGGTCTGCACGCACGTGGAAGTGTACATCACAGACACCAGCTTGCCGCTCCCTTCCGACCAGCTCGAGAGGGTGGCCCGCCTCGCAGAGGAACTGATTGCCGCATAAGGCAGTCAGTTCTTTTTTTATCCGGCAAACAAAATATTTGTATTTTTGTTTTGAAAAGTAAAATTAAGTGTTTACATTTGCCACGTCATATAACCAATATACACATAAGGGCAGTGGAAGGACTGATATGTCGGTACCCTACCCCCGTGCCGTGGCTGCAATGGTCACGGCATACCCCTTATGTGTAAGGGTTATATGACAGCGGGTCAGTGGGGTACCGCTTTATACTTCCCCTATCACCTTTTTTGCTTTGAATAATTATGGAAACATTTACGAATGAAGAGGACCGCGTCCTCTATGACTGCTACCTGCAAGCCGTGAATCTCCGCAGAAAAGCAGAAGTCGAGAATACAGAACTGAAAGCGTTTATCGAAATGAAAGGACTGACGATGGAATTTTTGACGTTCCAACAGTCCATTGACGCTGCCCTTGAATAAGCATCATCACCCGTCAGTATTTGGCGGGTGATACTTTTGCCCGCTGTTTTTGTAAATCGGAAAATAATTTGTATATTTGTGGCAAACAAAACTGAAAGTTATGGAAATGGATTTCTCGCTGCCAGCCGGCACGCTTATCAAGATTCTTAAAGAAAAGAGCATCGTGGTTCCCGAGTGGAACCGGATTCTCGAAAACTACGAGCCGAAGAGACACCGGATTCTCTTCGACCACGACAGACGCAAGGACAAGGTCGTTGAGGGTAAGGTGGACAAGGCCGCACGCATCGCCATCGGCCTGGAGAAACTGCATACGAGCCGCATCACGGACTTTGCCTTCGCCAAGCCAGTGAAGAGAACCTATCTCGGCTCCACGGACGAGGATAATGACATCATCAATGCCATCGAGAACGTCTACAAGAAAGCGCACATCAACAATATCAACCGCAAGAGAGGGCTTGCGTATTTCGCCTCATGCGAGATATGCACGGTGTGGTATGCAACGCCAAAACCGGGAAACACGGAATATGGGTTCCCCTCGGATTGGAAGCTCAAATGCAAGACCTACTCGCCCATGGACGGGGTGAGCCTTTATCCGTTCATCGACGAGACGGACGATATGCTTGCCATGTCGTTCGAGTACCAGGTGAAAGGCTCTGAAAAGACGGCCACTTACTTCGAGACCTACACGGCACAGCGTCATGTGAAATGGATGGAGAACGAGGGCAATTACAAGATTATCGTGGACGAGCCTATCATCATCGGCAAGATTCCCGCCATCTACGTGGACCGCCCGCTGCCCATCTTTGACGGACTCTCGCCCATCCGAGAGGAAATGGAGTACGAAATCTCCGAAGAGCGTGATGTGATTGCCTATAACTCGGCCCCTATATTGAAGGTGTCCGGTGCGGTGCAAGGCTCCGAGCATAAGGGTTCCACCCAAAGGGTTATCCGAGTGGAAAACGGAGGCGATGTGGCTTACGTCAGCTGGGCGCAGTCCACCGAAGCGAGCAAGAATAATTTCAACACCTTGAAGAACCTCTATTGGTCGCAGGCGCAGATGCCCGATATTTCATTCGAGAATATGAAGGGATTAGGCAACATCGGTTATGACGCACGGCAGACCTTGTTTGCCGATGCAAAGTTAAAGGTCGAGGGCGAAACGGGCGACTTCGTGGAATTTTTGGAGAGAGAAGGGAATGTTATCAAGGCATTCCTCAAAGTGATGAACCCCGAATGGTCAAAACGGCTGGACGAGATAGAGATAGAGCATACCATCAACATCTATGACTATGCCGACCAAAAATCGCAAATCGAGATTTGGACTGCTGCCAACGGAGGGAAGGCCCTTATTTCCCAACGTGAGAGCATCGAGAAAGCGGGTCTTACTGTGGACTCTTATAAGACCTATGAAGATATTCAGAAAGAGGACGGGCAGGAGGTTACGGCTCGTGTAAACTCAATCATGGAGGGCGGTGTATGACGATAGAGGAAGTGAAGGAAGAGAAACTGAAAGCCGAGAAGATTATCTCCCAGGCCTTGCATGACTTCGAGACCCTTACGAAGGTGAATCCCATCGGCATCGAGATAGCACGTCAGGACGTGTTCGACAAGATGGGGAACCTCGTGGACGTGAATTACCCGGTAGAAATTGCCGTGAAGTTATGAAAAAAGAGAAACCGAAATACCGGTGCAGGGATTGCAAGTGGGCGACAGACTACCACGAGCGGAACATGGAGGGCGATTACTTCTTGTGTAAGTGTCCTTTCTTCGAGTATTCTCGGTTTCTGAATTTGGATTGGTGCGAGAAATTCCATAAACGATGAAAGCGAAGATTCCCAACATGAAAAAAGGCTACCAGGCGTTGAACAGACGCTTGAACTCCTATGTATTGCAGGTGTATTACATCTACGAGACGATGAACCGTGAGGCAGCGAAGATAGCCATACGCACCGGCTATGACGGTACTATGCCTTTTAGATGGGCAGATTATCCGGCCACGAAGAGCCAAATTCTCGCCCTGCAAACGAGGTTCTGCAAGGAGTTGAAGGGGCTGATCTACGCATCGACAACGGAGGAATGGAAGAACTCGAACCTCATGCAGGACTTGATAGCCGACAAGGTGATGAAGGCCTACAAAGCGCAGAAAGACGGGGAAAGGGTCAAGAGATACTATCAGACCAACCCCGATGCGCTGAAAGCCTTCCAGGAGAGGAAGGACAACGGGCTGAACCTCTCGCAGAAGGTATGGAAACAATCGCAGTATTATCGGGACGCTTTGGAGGGGGCCATATCGGTGGCCATCCAAAAAGGTACATCGGCCATCACACTAAGCAAGCAGATAAGCCAGTACTTGCAGAACTTCGACCTTATCAAGAAGGACTATAAGGAACTCTACGGTCAGGCGGTGGATATTCTCGACTGCGAATATAGGTCGGCCCGTTTGGCCCGCAGCGAGATCAATATGGCCTACCGAAAGGCCGAGCAGACCCGGTGGAATCAGTTTGACTTTGTGGTTGGAAAGGAAATCAAGACCTCGAACACCCATGAGGATAGTATGCCAAAGGGGGATGTCTGTGACCGATTGGCTGGCCGTTATCCGAAGGATTTTGATTGGGTCGGTTGGCACCCAAATTGCAAGTGTTACGAAATCCCTATCCTGAAATCCGAGGATGATTTTTGGGATGAGGACGAGGACTACGTGCCGGATAACTGGGTGGATGACGTGCCGGAGAATTTCAAGAACTGGATTGACGATAACGAAGAGCGCATCCTTTCCGCACGTGAAAGGGGTACGCTGCCGTATTTTCTGCGTGACAACGAGGACAAGGTGGATGAGATTCTCACCGATGAGCAGCGCAAGAAGAAGCCCGCGTAATTTTTTTTGCTTTTTGACGAAAAAAACTCGAAAATATTTTTGTATCTAAAATATTTTTTGTATCTTTGTAATACAAAAATAAACCCAAGTATTAACCGGGGAGAACCCCCATAAAACAAGAAGAATATGAAAGCAATCGTATTAAGTGAAATGAATCCCAAGACCCGCACGATGGTTGAGGGTTATCTGCGTCAGGAACGTGTGATCGTGGAGACAGCCACCTTTGAGTATGACGGTTCCACCTTCATCTGCTACGTGACCTTCTCCGAGGGTGACAAGGTGGACAAGTTCATCGAATTGGTTCCCGATGTGAAGGCCTATGACGTCACACTGATGAACGAAAGAGGCTGGTCGTACTTCGTCAGCGAGGAAAGCATCGTGATTGACGGAGAGCAGGCTGTCTGCTACGACAAGGTATTCACTTTGGGAAATGCCCTGGAGCATTACATGAAGAACTTCACCAAGCCCATGCCGGACTTCACGTTTGATTCCATCATGCAATCACTCGATCGCAATGCCCTCTATCCGATGATGGTGGAAGAGGAAGAGGATGGAAGAGGGAAGAACAGAATGTTCGTGATGGGCGACCTCGAAGTGCCGATGGTCAGCGAAGAGAATCTGACAAGCATCACCCGTGTTCAGTTCATGGAGGACTTGAAGGGCTCCACCCTCGATGAGTGGTTGCAGGAGTGCCCGGACCGCCAGGAGAATGTGAACGAGTACCAGCAGGCCCTCGACAATGACGACCTCTACAAGATGGTGTTCGTGGCCGGTACCACGAGAATGGAAGTATTATTCATCTATTAATAGTGGAGCCATGAAGAAGAGATATTGCGTGCGTTGCGCACAATCGGGAATTTGGATCGAGAGAACGGAAACCCTGGAAGAAGCCGAGAACATCCTCACACGTTGCATCCTGCAAGACGGAATGGATATGTGCTACGAGGACGGATTCTATGAGATTTACGACATGGTTGAACATAAAACGATAATAAGATTATGAAAACGGACAAGATATTGAAGAAGAGCCGCAAGATGATGGAAAGCATCGAACGACTGATGAAGATGTATCCTTGCCGATACCGCCTCTCTTTCGAGGTGGAGCGTGACGAGGAAAACCGCAACGGACATTTCTATGACTACTGCGAAATGAGTTCCACGGAGAGTGACTTCCAAAAGAGTTTCACCATCGCGCATGACGGTACTATCACTGACCGGCACGCTGTGTCGTTCGTTATCAGACGGGGAAGGATGGTTCCCGCATGACCTACTACAAGATATACACCTCCAACTCCTTCAAGACCCTAAGCGACATCGTGGAGGGCTTGAAGGAGGGCTACGAGGTACTGCGATATGAGATAAGGGAGCAGCGGGGCATGAAAGCCTACAAGCTCACGATAATGTATAAAGATAAAGAATATGAGTTATAAGTTGGAGAAAGCGGGGAATGGGTGGTATGTTGCCACCGACCTGGAGAATTTGGTGAGCGTGAAGTTCAAGGAGCATGACTACCAGCATACGCAGAAGGTATGGGTGCATCCCGACAGTTACCTTTCGGAGTGCGTGGAGTTACAACCCACCGACCTTCCCGCCATCCTGCGGAATATCGCCTCGTGGGTGCATGACAATTACCACTACATCGCCCTTCCGAAGAAGAACTACACGATGAAGGTGGGGCGGAAGAACATCACCATCGAGCGGGTGAAAAGTCCGAGGCTGACCCTCACGATGGAGAATACGGGCAACGTGTTGAAGTTGGCCGGCATATTGAAGAACCTCGGGATGTTCCTCCGTCACAATGAGGGAACGATTTCCGAAAACATAAAAAATCACGACTGAATGTGATTTTTATGCCTTGTATATTTGTATTTAGAAAAATAATTTGTATCTTTGTATTAAAATTACAGATTATGGAAGGAACGAATATTGTACAGACAAGGGCGAACGTATCTTACGTCATGGCCGATTTGCTGGAGACCAACCTCGTGGAACTCGGTGAGTTCTTGAAGAGACACGGGATGGAACTAAAGCAGGAGGCCAAGATGGAGTTCAACAAGGCCCTTCGCGCCACGAGAGCCATCCGCAGGGATGTGCGTTTCTCGAACATTCAGACGCAGGAGGATTATGCGGATGATTCCGACATCCTCAACGCTTTGGTGATGGTCTTGATCGACCGCATCGGTGACGACAAGAACATGGCTTACAACATCTACGAGTATCTGAAAGGCTTGC